TTTACATATAAATTTATCCAATATAACTCATCTCAATTATCAAACAATTCATCTACGGATTAAAATCACGTAGTGTTCTTGCTTGTTCTTTTGATAAAAAAATTAACAATAGCCCCCCTTTGGATAGTATCCTTAGCCTGACTCCCTAATATGGGAGTCTCTTTTTCAACATTGTCTAGGATAAATTATAAATAGTTTTTTGTTAGGGTGATTAAAAAAATAAAATTTTAAACGAGGAGATTTTCGCATGAAACAACAAGACCCGAGAGAATTTGGTATTTTTACAGGATTCAACATTAAATACCCAGAATATACTGTAGTGACTCCCCAATTGGGACTATCATTTAATATTCGTGGGCTGAATGTTGATGAAGTAAGTCAAATCAGAACAACGTCAACAACGCCAGCGAAAGCCACAGATCTTATAAATAGAGTATTGTGGGATGCAATTACAGATGCTCCAAAAGGAATTACTGACTTTGATACATTTATGAAAGTCGTTACTTTGAAAGATAGAGAAGCATTGATATATGGTTTGTATATAATGACGTTTGGTGATGAAAGAGAATTCAGAGTTACGTGCAATGATTGCGGAACTGAAAGAGAGCTGAAAGTTAAGATGACTGATATGTTTAAAATTAACCCATATCCTGCAAGTAAAGGTATGGGAAAAACATATGATATGGAAGTTGCTGTTGGTGTTGAAAAAGATGAAATGATGGAAAATATTAAAGCAGCGAAAAATCAAAAGAAAGTATTACAAAGACCTCCCGAAGAAGCAGTGATGACATCTGAAAAAACAATGGAAGATGTTAGAAACAATATGGAAGTTTCTTCGTTTGACAACCCGGAAGATGATGGTATTGGTGTTGGTGCTCCTGCAAAAAATGTGAAATCTCCAGAATCACCCACACCTATAAGAATTGAACCTATGAAACCCAAGGTTGATCCGAGAATGACTACGCCAATTGATGTTCCACGTGTAGAACATGCTGACCTTTCAGATGATATAATGAACATTGTTAATATGGAAATCCCCGTTGTATTACCTGTTTCTGGTGTTGTTGCTGTGTTACACCAACCCACAATTAGTGATGAATATGAAATCTTAAATAATGTCCCATTCTTACAAAAGAAACATACTGAGATTATCAATGAGACAATGATTATTAAGAGATTTGAACAACCTGATCCGGAACACAAAGTAGCCAATTTCCAAGTGTTGAACAGAGAAGATATATTGAAAGGTTACAGATCACTTCCTAATTTGGACAAGAGAGAGATATACAAGCAGTTTAAAGAATATTTTGCCGAGTATGGTATTGAATTGAAGACGAATTGGGATTGTTTGAATTGCAATGCTGAAAATGAGATGGATATTAATATAGTCACCCAATTTTTTCGAATGGTTACTCTCGACTGAGGACGCCGATGCGTTTCAAAAGAACCATGACAATAACGTAAGGGCATTGGTTGAATTGATGAACGAGAATTGGTTGTCAATTCAATTTATGCCCTACGTTTATTTCTTAAAAACCATTGAATGGAAAATGGATTTAGAAGAACAACGTAAAAAACTTGTGGATGAACGTAATCGGGAACAAGAAGCAATGTACAAACAACGAATGTCAGCACAAAAAGCAGAAGCTAAACGCGCCCAAAAAGGGCGAAAATAGATAATGTTATGTGAAATATGTAATATTCCTTTTGATTCAATTCAGAAGTTTACTCATCATATTAAAAAGTATCATTCCCTCACATCCGAAGAATATTATATAAAATTTATTGGGAATAAAGGACAGTGTTTGGAATGCCCCAATAGTACCAAGTTCTTATCTATTAGTAAAGGGTATGCAAAATATTGTTCCAGAGAATGTTCATATAAATCTAATGCTAAAAAAGAAAACTATAGACAAACATGTATTGAACGATTCGGGGCAACAAATCCCTTAAAAAATAAAGACATACAGAAAAAGAAAGATTCTACAATGCTTGAGCGGTATGGTAAAAAACATGCCGCTCAAGTTGATGTGTTTTTAGAGAAAATGAAAAATACGTGTATGCTTAACTATGGTGTTGAAAATCCAAATCAATCGGATAATATAAAAAAACAAAAGAAAGAAAATTCAATTAAATTGTATGGAACTGAATATCCAACACAAACAAAAGAATTCCAAAAAAAATCAATAGAGATTAGAAAAAATAACTTCTTTATTAATTTGTTGCATTCAGACAGATTAAAAGAACGATGCATTCCAAATTTTACAGATAGTGACTATAATGGTGTGTCCGGTGTATATTCATGGACATGTACTAAATGCAATAGTATTTTTGAAGATGATATGGAAGATGGAAGGATTCCGAGATGCCCAACATGCTATCCATCATTAAGTGGTACTTCTCAATTTGAGCAAGATGTCTCATCATTTTGTAAGCAATATTATCCAAATCTTATTGAAAATGACCGAACAATTTTAGATGGTAAAGAATTAGATATCTTTATTCCAGAGATTAATTTAGCTATTGAGTGTGATGGACTGTATTGGCATTCAGAATTAAACGGGACTTTCAAAGATTATCATTTACATAAAACAAAAAAGTGCAATGAAAAGAATATCCAACTCATACATATATTTGAAGATGAGTGGTATGATAAACAAGACATAGTAAAATCAATATTACTTGCCAAAATAGGAAAAGTAGAAAAAAGAATATATGCTCGAAAATGTCAAATTCTAGACGTTGCACCAAATATTGCGTCGACGTTTTTATTTGACAATCATCTTCAAGGACCGATAAATGGTAAATCAATAGGACTTTTTCACAATGATGAACTTGTGTCTATATTAACATATGGCTCCCCAAGGTTCAATAAAAAATATGATATTGAAGTTTTAAGGTTCTGTAATAAGAAAAATACCATTACAGTGGGTTCTCTCTCAAGATTAGTTTCCAAATTAAAAGGACAAATTATTAGCTATTGTGATATTAGATATTCAGATGGTCAAGGATATTTAAAAAGTGGTTTTGAATTTATTTCTGCATCTCGTCCAAATTATTTTTATTTGTTTAAAAATAAAAGAATGAACAGGATGAATTTTCAAAAGCATAAATTGAAAAATATTCTTGAAGTCTTTGATAATTCCTTGTCAGAATGGCAAAATATGCAACTTAATGGTTACAATAGAATATGGGATTGTGGTAACCTAATCTTTAAAAGAAGGGCCAAATGACTACAAGCAAATTAAAACCAAATAATTATCTAGAAAAATTTCGCAAGAAGATACCTGGAAACAAAGACCTTCCAGAAGATATCGATTGCTATATCGTGTCTACGGGTGATTTAAAACACCTGAAAGGCATTGATGCCATTGTTGCTGGAATTGTTCGTATTTTATTAACTTCCAAAGGCACTTATATTTTCGATCCAAATTTTGGTTTGGGGTTGCATAAATATATATTTGAACCAATGGATGATATAACTAGAGAAAAAATACAAGCTGACGTACAATCAGCATTGAGAAGATATGAGGATAGAGCAGACATTACAGCGAATGTAAGATTCTTAAAAAACATTAAGGGGTTTGCTGTAGATGTAACAATCGACTATAATGGTAAAGAGAAAAAACTAAGTATTAACATCGATGAGAGTTTACTTAGGACCTTAGAGGAGCGTTAAGCATGGCTACAACTAAGTTACCATTTCTGAGACGATATCAATATATAGAGGATTATTTTCATACAGTATATGAGATGTACGCTGATAGATATGTCGCATCTTATCCTGTAACATACTATTCGATAGATACTGAAAACACAGTTTGGGATGATGATCAAATAAATGGTGGGTCTTATGAGAAATTAGGTATTGGTGAATTGAGTGGTGTTGTTTGGAAAAAGATACAAATGCTCCCTGTATTTGGAATTGATCCAATAAACTTTCAACCAGAAACGGGTGAGAAGGGTGGTATAACATTACGAGATTCCGCTACAACCCAAATTGTATTCACATCTATTTATGGTCTATTACCATTAGAAGGGGATGTCGTTGATTTATCTTTTGGTTATCAGAAAGATTCGCCTTCTATGAAAATGTTATATACTGTCAATAATATTAACTTAGCACACCAAAATGAATATTTACAGATATATCAGTTACAATTGCGCATGGCCCCATTTAATGTAAATGAAATTGAAAAGCAAATATCTTCCGATTGGATGTTTTATGATCATGATAAAATTATTGTTCCTCTAGAAAATGCCAGATTGTTATTAAAATTACAAGAAAATTCTATTGATTTAACAACTTCTGCCAATGCTATGTTTGATAGAAGTGGGTTTTATTTTTATGACCCCACATAAATTTTAAGAATGATATACTGAAACGTGAGGATAAATTGTACATGAAAAAAATATGTTTAATAGGAGATAAATAATGTTTGATGAAAAAATGATACTTGGATGGTATAGTTAATGGTCGTTTGTAAAATTTGCGGACGAGAATTCAAAAATCTTGCCGGTGTCGGGTCACACGTTGCGCAAACCCATAAGATGAAGGCATTAGATTACTATTTACAATATGTCGGGGAAGAAGGGAAATGTACAAAATGTGGGAAACCAACTAATTTCATTTCAATGCAAGTAGGGTATCACACATTTTGTTCTACAAAATGTTCCAATTCATCCGATGAAAATAAAGAAAAAATTAAAAAAAGATGTCTTGAAAAATATGGGGTTCCTTTTGTAACACAAGTGGAAGAAGTAAAAGAAAAAAGTAAGAAAACTAATTTGGAACATTATGGTGTTGATAATCCGGGTAAATCCAAAAGAATTCAAGAGAAGATGAAACAAACATGTCTTAAAAGATATGGTGTAGAATATTCTTTCCAATGGGAAGAACAAAAAGAAAAAACAAAAAAAATCATGTTAGATAAATATGGGGTTGAACACCCACTTAAATCAAAAGTAATACAACAGAAACTAAGAAAAACTTTAAAAGAAAAATATGGCGAGGATCACCCCTCCAGAATTTCCGAATTTGTGGATAAATTTAAAGAAACGTATAGACAAACAATGTATAATCGCCTTATTTCTTCAGATAGATTGAAGGGGAAATGCATTCCGTTATTTGCTCTTAATGAATTTAATAATGTCCAGGATAGTTATTCATGGGAATGTACTGATTGCGGTGAGGTGTTTAAAAGTAATTTGGAGGGTGGGTGCATTCCAAGGTGCCCAAAATGTTATCCGCCATTGCTATCTTCATCTAAATTTGAACAAGAAATTATTGATTTTTGTAAGCAATATTACCCAAATTTAATTGAACATGATAGATCCGTTTTGGATGGAAAGGAATTGGATATCTATATTCCAGAAATTAATTTAGCTATAGAATGTGATGGTATTTGGTGGCATTGTAGTGGCATTAATATAGATGAAGATTACCACATAAATAAGACACTGAAATGTGAGAAAAAGGGAATTCAATTAATTCATATATTTGAAGATGAATGGAGAGAAGACAACAATAAAATTGAAAATATATTGTTAATTGAAATGAATATTGAAGAAAGAAAAATCCCAGAAGAAAATGAAATTTGCATTGATAGAAGATTTTCCAATGGTGAATATCTTTTGAACAATGGATATACGTTAAAAGAAACAACCAAACCAAGTTTTTATTATACTGACGCAACACACAGATTTACAAAGAAAGAAATAAATAAAGAGAAATCTTATTTCAAAATCTGGGATTGTGGACACTTGATTTTTAATAAGGAGATAAATAATGTTTGATGAAAAAGCAATGAAAATATTCTCTTCTAGAGATGTTATACGTCAACAATTAATAGATTATGCAGAGGATTATTTAGATGTGCAAAACATCGATTTAACCAAACAATCTTATTTATCATATCTCATCAACATTATGTCCGTATTAACTTCCAATTTAATTTATTACAACACAGCAACTTACCGGGAATTTTTTCTTGTAAGATGTGCTCAGAAAGAGTCAGTATTAAACATAGCATCTATGCTTGGGTATAAACCAGACTTAGCATCATATGCCACAGCTAAAGTTATGGTTTCATTACCAATTATTTTTAAAAATACTACAACGCTCACAATGATAGGCAGAAATACAAGTAATGATGATCCATTCAAATTCTATTCCGGGGACACACCTTTCTCATGCAGAAATACTGTTGAAGTCAATATTATTATGTCCGAAGGTTTATTCCTCACTGCCAACATTAAATCTATAAATAATTTAAATGGTGGTGTCAGTAGTATTAATTGGAGAATCAACGACGATAAAAATGAGATATACTTCTTTGTTGACGTTGATCAAGTAATTGATGAAGTAGCAACTTTTAATTTTCCAAGATTAAAACCATATGAATTTTATAATCATAATATTCCAATTACTGGTGATTTGGCTCATTTGTCTGTTGAGACATATGATCTCAGACAAGATGAACAGCAAGTTGTTTTGTCTGGTACTAAAATAGGTTATGAATATTATGATGTTTCTTTGGATGATAAAGTTCAATGGGAAGCAAGGGATTCACTATTCCTAATAAGTTACGATGAGAACGGATATACCTATAGAATCAATGATGAATACATCAAGTTGTTTTTTGGTAACGGTGTCATTGGGTCTCAACCAGAAGAAGGGATAACATGCATTGTTACTACAGGAATTACGGAAGGTTATAATGGTAATGTTATTTCTGGTTCAATCAATAGAAATGATGCGTTGTATGCCCGAGTTATAGATGGTGGAAGAACAAAAGACTTACCAGTTAAAATAAAAGCTATTAATACATCACCAGCATCCGGAGGTGTGTCTTTTCTAACTATTGATGAAATTAGACAAAATGCAATTTCAAGTGTAACCACAAATAGTCGTCTTGTGAGTCAGAATGATTATGATCATGTTTCCAATGTAATTTCGGGTTTACCAATAAGAAATTCAATACCTGTATTAAAAAGATCCGATTTAAAACGCAATGAAATATGTTTGTTTACGGATTTAGTTTTCTTAAATGAATATGTACCTACAAAGAATGTTGTAGCAAAAATAGGCAATGGGTTTGAAGAATATCCAATTCGTTTTGGTGATCCTATTGATATGGATATTACTGAGAACTATAGAATAAACGAAGACTATACAGAAACAGATGCGTTTGTAAGTTTATTTGATATTATAATAGATCCGGTGCAGAGAACGTGTACCTATTATTACATTCTTGATAATATTGAAAAAGAATTTATAACAAGCAAATTTAATTTAAATGATTCTAAACAAAGAATAGTGCCTTACAAAGTTGTATTTGCAGTAACAAAACATGAAACAGATATTGAACAAGACGAGATAAATATTAAAGTCTACTATAGAAAGTATGCGACCTATGAAGATACCAATTTAAAGTGCTGGTTGGAGTTAAATGAGAGTGATGAATTTTTAGAAATGGAAAGTTACACAGAAGATGCATATTATTCAGGTAATGAATTATATTTTCAAGTTACTTTGGATTTATATGACTATACAGAGTTGGGTGAAATGGTATTTGATTTCCAATTTGCAGATGACTCATTAGAAGATTTTATTAAGGATTTCAATACGAAGAATACATTTTTATATGGTTACGTTAGAAATACAGTCAGACAACCATTAGACAATTTTATGTACAGTAAAGTTAGACGATATACGGTAACCAATGAAACTATACCTGAGTACGCTATTGAAATATCTACGTATGATCAATTGAAAGATATAACTGATGATAACTCTGATATTTATTATGCCGAGGATGATTTAGACGATCCTAGATATTATGTTTTAACTATGGATATTGTTTCCGACGGTACAACTTGGGTGCCTATTGGTACTACATCTGACCCATTTACTGGAACTTTTAATGGTGGAGAACACACAATTACAGGTATAACTTGCGATGATGATTCCGAAGATAATGTTGGATTCTTTGGATATCTGGGTGTGGATGCAAAAGTTAAAAATTTGGGATTACTTGATGTTGCAATAGAAGGGCAAGATAATGTTGGTGGGTTGGTGGGTTATAATGTTGGTGGTGAGATATTCAATTGCCATGTTACAGGAAATGTGATTGGCAATGGTGATGGTGCCGGATTATTTTGTGGAACTAATAGACATGAAATGAGAAGTTCATACGCCGAAGGTACTATCACTGGTATTAATAATTTAGGTGGGTTTGTCGGTTACAATCACAGACTCATAGAATTATGTTATTCTAAAACAACAGTAACATCCTCCGCCGCTGGTGAGAATGTTGGTGGTTTTGCAGGGTCGAATTATGCAAGTAACTATGACACTGAACCATATATATCAAATTGTTATTCCCAAGGCGATGTGATTGGTGGGACATTCGGGGACATTGTAGGCGGATTTGTTGGCTTTAATGACGATACTGTACAGTACTCATATTGTGTTGGAGAAACTACAGGGGTGACGACGGTAGGAGGTTTTGTGGGTACTGACAGCTCAACTGATGGTATTGCATCTGTGTATTGGGATATAACTGTAAATGATGCAATAACAAGCGACATCTATGCAAAGACTACAATAGAAATGCAAAACATTTCATCATATTTAGATATATCCGAAACTGATAAATGGGATTTATCTAATTGGTTTTTGAAAAATATGTATTATCCAGAATTGAAGGCATTCTCAATATGGGGATTGTTATATGATGTTCCTGTAGTAAGAAAAGATTATTTAGATTATTTAGTTGAATCTCAACAGAAGGATATTTTCATTGAAGAAGTAATACATAAAATTTCATCTTTCGATGTTATGTCATACAAGATGCTTACAGATTTTGTAAACTTGAAATTTAGTAACACTTCCGGTTTAGTAACAAACATGAATTTTAATCCTGCTGGAAAAAAAATAATCAATGTTATAGATCCACCATCACTCCCAGATTGCCCAGGTAGTGGATTTACATGCGCTGTTACAAATGATATTAATCCTTGGAGAGGATATCCATGGTATAAAAAGGAAGGTGGATTTTTAGCAATTTATAATTCAAGGCTTCCTGATATTTTGTGGGAATTTTTTAATGTGTCGACGAATGATATTGTTCTGTATAATCCTATTGAATCAGATGATGACGGAATTTATGTATATCGTGATCTGGCATCATCCGGGTTAAAGGAATATAACCTTTATAAATTGATTTTTAATGGGGATAACTTTTATAAACTGACGAAAGAGATGCCATTGAAAGTTAAATTGGAAGTCTGGAAAGATATAAGTATAAATATTTCAGATTCAGCGTTAATTAACGATATTAAAGATGCCATGGAAAGAAACTTTATTTCAAAATATGGTTATGATAAATCAATATACCATTCGGATATTACAACAATTGTCCATACGGTTAGAGGTGTTGAATACTGTAGAGTGTTAGACCCACCTCATGATATCTTCTTTAACTATAATTTAGATGATTTTGACCATGAAAGTATATTGAGATACACTCCTGAATTAATATACATATCATCTGAAGAAATTGAAATTACATTAAAAACTAGGGCAACATAAATATGATCGGTCAAATAAGAATAAGCAATCCTACAAACAATGAAGGAAAGTTAATGCGTTATTTGGCATCCGCTGTGGGTGCAGAAATTACTTTAATGTCCAAACCATGCTATTCCCCAAAAGTTATAAAATATAAAACAGATTTATTACATATGCTTGGGGTAACTGGCGTCGATGTAAAGTTATTTCTAAGAAACATGGATAGTAAATATTCTCGATTTGATATTTTTTCGGATCAATATACATCTTCGATCATTATAGCGATGGTATACTATGCTCAACAACGAAAATATGAATTGTCTAAATTGTTGTTTCATTTTCTTGCAATTAAATTTTATAGTAGTTTGATCCATATATCATTTCCAAAATTTTGCAGTGACCTACTGTGGAATAAAACTATGGATAAAGTATCATCCAAACACTTATTCCGAGAAAAAAATGGTGTGCCAAACTCTTTAAATTATTTGGTAGATGTTATTTATGAGAGATATAAAATTAAAATAAGTAAGAACCAAATAAAAGATTATGACCTCGTGAAAATGGTTTATGAAGGACGCCACAGATTATCTCAATCTTTAAAATCGTTTGCCGAATTATATTACAGTACACAAAAGAAAGGTGTTACTGGTAGTGCTATAGATGTTGAAGAAGGTGAGAGTGACAACCTGTCATTACTGAGTGACAAAATATCCATGACGGTATGTACATACGAGACCATAGATATTGAGGCATTGGCATTTGCAATTGAAAAAAGTGGGATTCGAAAAGAACTCGGTACTGCTGCGATACATGAAATATCAGATGTGAATTATCGTGAAAAATTAAAGTTTATTTTGATACTAATAGGTAAAGTGGCACCATACAAACATATATGCCGAGAATCCCATAGAAACACAATGATTAGAAAAGTGGCAGTTAATAATGAGAAAGTGGCATCTTACACTGTGTCAAAAAAAATTATAACATTTTTAAATGAGACGAAAGCAGGAAGCAGATTAAAAAGCTATCCAGAAAAACAAGTTGTCATCTTTTTTATGCATTACATCTTAAAATTTATACAGCGAAAGATTTGTGGTTCTGTTTAAACGTTCCTATGATCGTAAATTCTTATAACAAATTGATTAATAAATTTACCAATTAAACTTAATTTGGATCTAAAATCCTTTTCCAAATCACTCATATCATATTTGATATTATGAATATTACTTCCAAACTGGGAAATGCCAGTTTCTAATTTTGTTACTCCAGTCGTTAGTCTGGAGTTTAATTCAGTATAAAATATATTTAATTGGTTTAGATATTCTATATAATATTGCAATTCCAATTTTAAGGATGTGTACTCAGGTGTCAGTGACCCCCAACCAACCACCTCAAGTTTACTTCTAATATCAGCTATTTTCTCATAAACTGCTCTGCGAGATAAAAATTTGTAGTTGCTCATATGATAACTCAGATAAATAATTTGACCAGCATTACTTTCATGAAAAAATATTTCATTTTTGGAATAATCTATATAAAATCTATTTGGAGTTAATCTGTAAAATGATCCAACTTCTTCAAACCCCGTAATTGATGGTGCAATATCTTTTGTTGGTCTGTATTGTAAGGCCACACCATATGGTGATTCTGATGGAATATTTATTTCTTCTGTTATAGCATCTTTTGAAAATACTGAATAGTTTAAAGAATCTTCTTGGTATTCAATTAAATAATCGACTGAATAATTATAAAGTTCTAAGGGACTATCTCCGGATAAGTCCCCTTCAACTATGTTTAAAGCCTGGGCAATTAGAAAATTTAATTTCCCATTAATTGTCTCCAAGTCAATACTCTCCCCAGATCCAACCATATCCTCAAACTCAGAAACGATTTGTGGATTACTTTCTGTATAAGGATCATCCCCAATTAACAAATCACTAATATAGTTGTATATTCTTCTTCCAGTTGTTACTACTGATCCAACCCCATCATCAAAATCCCACAACATTGGGATTAGAGGTACTCCCTTTCCTTGAAATGTGGTTATTATTTCTTTTCCTGCATCTGCACTTAAAAAAGTAATCACACCATTTTCATAATTAATATCACTGGGGTTAATTACATTCTCTTCTGAATCGATAATATCGACACTAAGTTCAATCGGTAGTTGTCTCAATCTTACAGTGTATGGACTTACAGATGGTATTATAAATTCTTGCGATACTTCATTTTCTTCCCAGCCATCACCAATTTCATCATATAAAAATTTATTTGTATCCAATTTAAAATAAGAATTATCACCATAGTATTTAGAAAATTTAGCCCATTGTGTTGTAAACGTTTCTTCAAAACTTGGTTTAATTGTGCCGGTAATATTGTCTTTTATTGTTTCAACACTATCTATAATATATCTATAACTGTTACTCATATGTTACTCCAAATTAGCTAAAAGTTGTTCAATCGCCTCATCTGTAAGTTGATTGGATGGGGTTATTATATTTTCCGCTTGAGCTGATGATCTAATAATTGCATCTATTTCAGCATCCGAAAGACCTACACTAGGAACAATATTTTCCTCGAGCGATGTGATACTGGCCATTGAATTATCTATGTTTGGTGTGATTGCAGATGATCCTCCAAATAATGTGCCGAATATATCGCTCATCTCGCCTAAGCTATCCAGCAAACCACCACCAAGGCCTGCAGGAGGAGATCCAAGTAAATCAAATATACTATCAACGCTTCCAAACAAACTCTCTACAGGAGAAAATAAATCATTTACCCCCTCTGACACATCACTAATAATATCTGTCACCCCACCCATCACTGCCAATCCACCATCTGCTAAACTCGTCAAATCACCAACTACACCCAAACTATCTCCAACAACATTACCTATAGACGTAACGCCAGAAGTAACAGATGTTGCTAAGTTATCCAAATCAGGTAATACTCTATCTACTGGGTTATTAAAAATCTCATTTGGTAATTCTGTAGTTGGTGGAGATATTGAAATATCTATTGGAGGTTCTTCTTCTGATGACCCACCACTTTTATCTCCAAAGGGATACTCATAGTTCATCCAGTCTTTAAGATTATTAAAGTATTTCTTCAGAGTAGGTCTAGAAGATGATTGTACATCATCGTCATGTTTTTTATCTGATGTGGCAGTCATTGTATTATACAGAGTATTAATAGTAAATCTAACATCTACTGTACCTGGTTGTTGTTGCCAAGTAAAATCATTTGCCTCCCCCCCCTTAATTACTTGTATGTCGGAAATGTATCCTGCTTCTACTTGAAACATTCCAGGACACGTTGCCTGTATTAATAATGGGAATTGATAAGTGTACTTAGAATCTGAAATTGGTATTCCCAAACACATCAAAAGACATAACGGTTTCAGAATATGTTTTTTATACATTTCAGGATCTTTTGGATTTGGATTATACAAACGAACTGAGAGTTGATATGTGGGGGAATAGGATGAACCGTTCCAAATAGTTGGAAAGTCAATACGACTACCTGCGAAAATTTGCATAACGGCATCTGCACCGTCACCAAACATACTCCTCACCTGGTTTTGCAGACCACCAATTCCACCACCAACCTGATCCCCAAGTCCTTCGGCTGCCGTTCCCCCAGTCATTGCTTTTATTATACCTTCTAAATCTTCTGCTCCAGTAATACCTCTCAATTCTTGTATTGTAGATGAGCCCATATTGGCCATACTTTCAAATTTAGAAGAACCATAACTGTTACTCCACGATTCACCAATACTTATATCATTTTGAAAAGCAACAGACAACGGGTCAAATTGATCTTTATCATATGTTACAATCCCAATATTATCAACAATCGCTTTATATTTTTCTTGCCCGGTAGCACGATCCATAGAAAATAATTGCAACCCCGAAGATCCATCTTTAGAATCACCAAAACTAGGCCAACAAGGCCATATATGCACTACCCCCGCCCAAGCATGAGCTAGTTGTTTTATTTTACCCGTTTCTGCGCCTTCACCTGGTTCATAGTGGGCAGAAGGATGCAAACCTATTATATATCTATTTGAACTTTTTTCTTTTGGAGCTTCCTGTTGGTCGGAAGTTTTTTTCTGCCATTCCTGAGAAGGACCTTTCTCGGTAGAACTAGACGATGAAGTTACACTTCCTGGTGGTCCACCCTCTGGTCCTCCTGTTGGAGCACCTGTCCCTAGGCTGTTTTGAAAATCACTACCTATACCAGTATCTGTAACACCTGGTCCTGTGGCAGGAGCGCCAGTCCCTGAACTAATAGCAAAATCACTACCTATACCAGTATCAGCCATTATATTTTATTCTCCTTTATACCAGGTCATGCCCAGTTATCAATGCAATAATATCATCAGTAAGTATTTCCTCATCACTTCTTTCTACAGGCATTTGTCCACCACCGCTCTTGGTTGCGATAGCATTGTTAGTTGTCTGTACTATTACGCTAGTCGCGGTTGCAACAGTCTTACCAAGCGTATTGAGGTTACCACCAACAACTTCTCCTAATTGCTGGAACGATCCTTTCAACTGAGATGCGTTAGCTTTGGCATTTGTTATTATTCTGGATGATCCTTCTTCCGCTAATTTTCTTGGATCCATAAGAGATTTCTCAATATTCTTGGGACCTATACCAGTCATCAATCCTGATAAGAATTTCTCTTCTAACATTGAGGGCATATCGGGACCACCAAGTAGTATGGACGAATCAATAGGTCCCATATCATTATGTATCGTTCTCATCATATTAGTTTCATCTTGGAATGCAGTTGCACCAGAATATAACTTAGACGGTATATTAAGTAAGGATGATCTGCCCATGTTACCAGCACCAATAAGAGTTGCTCTGGGTGAACGGTTTTTTCTTATTGCTAATCTAGAAGGACGCATACTACTAGAAGGCCCACCTATAGCATCAGAAGGTCCACCAGTTACTTCTTCTGTCGGGGTAATTATTGACTTAATGTAATCACCAGCCATCTTTAAAAATCCTCCACCCCCACCCTTTTCACTCTCTGGTTGTACACCACCTGAGCTAGCACCAATCCAATCATGATATCTTTCTTTATATCTGCTTATCACTCTTGCCGCCGCTTCTGTATTGGTAACCATCCCATCGTCGTTTGCATCCAACCCTTTATTTTTTGCGTAATCCTCAGTACCTCTTCTAAATATAGGAGTTCCTGGAGGTTGACCCATTGATCCTGGGCGTAGTGTTGCTAAATAGACATCACTGATGGATTTTATTCTTTTTGCGTATGGTTTATAATGTTTATAAACATAATCCATTTGTTGCACTCTAGACATTTTCGCCAACTCGGCAGTAGATGTTCCCAACCCACCTGCGGTTTTTTCCATAAATTGTATTAAACCAGTACCACTAGACCCTGCAGCATTTTTCTTTGATGGACTAAATGTTCCACCAGTTTCAAAATCCATAACACTCATCAACTGTCTAGGATCTATTTTTAACTTACTGGATACATCATTAACTTTTTTAATAAATGCTGGTTTGAAGAATCCTTTTCCTTTATCAACTAATGGGGCCAGCCTACCCTTAATACTATCATACATCTCTGCGCCCTTTTGTTTTATAGAACTCCAATGGTTTGCGACAATATTGGATCTACCACCCGCTTGTGATCTTCCTCGTAATGGGCCGAATACATATTGTGGATCTACTTTACCAACTCCAGGTACCTGCATATCAAAATGTAAATGAGGACCTGTACTTCCGCCTGTACTTCCAACATTTCCTAATACTGTTTTACTATCAACCATTTGACCTTTCTTCACATTTGCCGGGCGGACCATATGCATATATCTTGTGATAAGTCCATTAGGATGTTGTATTTTAACCATGTTTCCGCCACCTTTCTTTGGGTTATTTGAACCATCGAAAAATGCGGCCATAACTTTTCCAGGAAATACAGGGAATATTGGCTCTCCCACGTTTTTAGATATATCAATACCTTCATGCATTTTTCCATCTCTCATTCCAAATGGACTAGACAATGATCCGGAAACGGGAGGCCATACCAAACTACCTAAGTTTGAGGCATGGGACATTACAAAGTTTTTACCTTTTTCAAATGCAGGTATTAAACCATAAGCATCAGGGCCGGGTGTCCATCCCATGTCAGACATTACCTCTGTCAATTGGCTAAGTTTATCAGATGAGAATCCAACAACACTACTTAACGCACTAGATCCAGCGGACAGTGCACCTGAAAATGCTCCACTAATGGAACTACCAGTGCCACCAAATATTGAATCTAATGAAGTCTCCCCTTCAATTCCAAACATACCTTTAACAAAATTCCACAAACCAGATAAAGCAGGCCCGAATGTTTGGGATAACCAATTTCCAGTTTTTCCAACAGTAGGAGAAACAGTATCCCATGCTGATGAAGCATAATCCAGTGCAGGATCATACCAACTACCCTCATCTACTGGTTCTGGGCCATATGTTGTTTGTAGTTTATTCATACCAGTTCCTGCGGCAGACATGGCGGCACCAGATAATTTTATTATAGCGTCCATCGATTCCATATCCTGCATCTCCTGAGCTGCCCCAGGTGATAGTGGTCCATAGTATCCGGCACTTCTATCCATTTGTGTTTGCAACTGTGTTGGGAATATATCCATATCAGGTGTGGCAGACATCTTTTCTATATTTTTTTTAGTGTTACGGTTTTTTAATTGTTCAAAACCATCACCAATTAAATTTTTCATTTGACTTGCTGTCTGATATTCTTCCTGAGACATACCTGGTGGTGGAGGGCCAACATCAATCATGTCTGACCCCGTGGGGCCACCAATTCCCATTTTCTTTTCATGCTTCTTTTCGTTTTGGGCCGTTTTTAATTTTTGAGATTTGGTGAATAATCCGCCTTCTGGCTTAGCAATCATTGGAGGAACACCAGCACCAGCCACTGATTTCTTTTTTGCTGCTTTCTTTGCATCCGCCGCATTCTTTGCTGCTTTTTCTTTTGCTGCTTTTTGTGCCTTCTCTTGATTCTCCTCTAATTTTTTTTGAAGTGCGTCTGCTTCTTTCTGAGCTTTGCGCAGATCAGCTGCGTCCTTCTCCGCTTTTCTTTCTTGTTCGTCTTTCTTAATTTTTGCTGTTGCTTCTGTATCTGGCAATATATTTTTTTGTTTGCGAGCATTTGCTGCTTGTTGAGCTTGATCCATTTCCCAAACGAGATTTGTATTAAAGTCTTTATTGACGTATTCAGTTGCAAGTTTATTACGATCAATAGGGGCGGCTGTTTCGCCTCGAAACCATTTACCGTTTCCAAGTAAAGGGCTTTTAGTCTCATCTTCTTTCATCATTGATTTGTAAGATGCTAATTTCATTTCATCATCTGTTGCTTCATAACCCCGGTCAGACCATGTTTTACGAATACCTTCTTCATAGGATCTAAGTTGTCTATTATCTTTACCTCTAATCCATGACCATTTCTTTTTTTGTGATTTCTCCCAGGCCTCCTCATACTCCACCAATTCGGCAGATACAAAATCATTTTTATGTTTTTTTACAGATAATTTTACAAAGTCTTCATGGGGCAAACCACCATATC